TCATAGCAAACCAACTTGTCCGTTAAATCCATCCGCGCGGTTCCGGATGATGAGCTCGCCGGTCTGCTTGCGCTCTGCACCTGGTGCGGTGATCGAATACTTGATGCCCACCACGTCCATGGGAAAGCCAGCAAACACCCTGCGCATTTCCGGATGGTCATTGACCGTAATGATCATCTTGCCGGCAACGGTGCGCGCGGCTTCTGCTAGGCGCTCATATTCCACCAGCGGAAAATCCACGCCATAGCCTTCGGTGCCCCAGTAAGGCGGATCGCAGAAAAACAGCGTGCTCTCCCGGTCATAGCGGGTGACGCAGTCGTGCCAGTCCAGGTGCTCGATGACCACGCTGGAAAGGCGCAAGTGTGCCGCCGACAGGTCTTCCTCGATGCGCAGCAGATTGAGCCGGGCGGGTGCTGTCGGATCGGTGCCGAAAGTCTGGCCCACCACGCGACCGCCGAAGCAGGTGCGCTGCAGGTAATAAAACCGCGCTGCGCGCTGGATATCCGTCAGCGTCTCCGGCCGGGTGCATTTGTGCCACTCGAAAATCTGGCGGCTGGTCAGCTCCCACTTGAAGTGGCGGACGAATTCCTCGAGGTGGTTTTTCAGGACGCGATAGAGATTGACCAGCTCGCCGTTGACGTCGTTCAGCACTTCCGACTTCGATGGCTCTTTGGCAAACAGGATGCCAGCAGCGCCCGCAAAGGGCTCCACGTAGCAGGTATGAGGCGGGAACAAGGGGACGATATCGGCGGCCAGACGGGTCTTGCCGCCGATCCAGGGGATGATGGGTTTTGCGTTCATTTACAAGCCTTCTGCTGTCCATATGGTCAGTGATAGGCTGCACCCTCCCGTGCACGGGACGGGGGTCTGCGGCCTACCCAGCAGGGCCTTTCTGCGGGGGTGGGTGGCTGGGCCGGCGCGCCAACGCCGAACCATGCCGCCCCTGTTTTTATTTCAGGCGCCAGAGCGCCTTGAGGCGGGCACCGGGCTCGCCATCTACCAAGAAGACATCGGCACCAACTACGAAAGGCGCCAGCTCACGCTCAAGCGCCACGCCAATGCCTCCGGAGCGCGCGCCTAGCCCGTAACTCAGGCCGGCCGCCCACTTACGCTCAGGCACGAGCGTGACGGCTGCCACGGGCGAATCATGGCCATCCAGCACCGTCCCATCGGGCGAGCTCGTGAGCATGCGTTCTTGGCCATCCGGAAGCCGGAGCAGCGTGTAGTCCAGCGTTACCGCCGGGCAATCAATCGAAGGGCCTTCCGGGGCGCCGTCCTTGGCCAAGGCAGCGCCTTGCTGCCCAGCACCACCCACCAGCTGCGCAGGCTTCGCCGGCGCCTTGGGGCGGACCTTGATCTGGCCGGTGCGTTGTACCTTCGCCCCCGCTGGCACCGGTTGCGCCGGCACCGCTTTTGGATCGGGTCGCGACTCCAGCTGCAGGCCACCACCGGGCAATGCCTTGCCAGCCTCATAGGTGGCAGCAACAGGCACGGGCTCGCTGTAGTGCATACCAGCCCGAAAGCATGCGGCACCCACCGCGACCAGCAGAGCCAGCCCCAGGAGCACCGGCAGCCACGCAAAGCCGGCCTCACCCGACGGCGGCTTGCCACTGATGGCGGGTAAATCGATCGCGGTGGGCTCGGGCACTTTCAGATCGCCCAGCAGCTGCCGCTTGCCCACGGCATCCGCCCAGGCAATGGCGAGCTCAATCACCACGGGATTCGGCCAGCGCTTGCAGAACTGGCGAATACCCACCAGCAGCAGCGACTCAAAGATGCGCTGGCCCAGCAGATAACTCACAAGCGATTGCAGGCAGACCAGCAGCAGCGGCCACAAAGCAACAATGATGGGTGGCATCATTTCCTCCAGAAAAATGAAGTGGAAAAATCAGGGATCAAGATCAGGCAGATCGACGGTCTGGCCCGCGAGGGCATGCGTGCAGTCACCCAAAAACTGGATGCGGCCGGCGGTGATGTAGGTGTGACAGGTAGTGCCGAACTTTCCTTCCAGCACAGCGCGGCCGACACGCCGATATTCCGCGTCGTATTCGGCCCACTCTTCATCCGTCATATCCTCACGCACGCCACGCACGAGCACGCTGGGCGTGAAGGTAGGGCGCTCGACATCACCATCCCATGTCCACCGCGGACCGGGACCAGCGCCATACTGGATCTGGTGAACTTGCTTACAGCCAGGACAGTAAAATGCGAGAGCACCCTCGCCGACGCTGCGCAGTTTTTTTGAAAGCGCCGCCATGATCAGGCTTCGTTTGCCGAGAGCTTGCCGTCGCTGGCAAGGATGGGAAGCTGCAAATTCGCCGGCGGAATCTTGTAGTCAGCGGGAACGCGGTACCCGGTGACTCGCGACATGGCAAAGGGGCTGATCCCCACCATGTCGCCCTGATTGCCACCCAGCACCATGAGATTGCCGCGGGCATCCTTACCCACAACGAAGCCGACATGACCGCCACCGTCGCGAGAAAAAACAACCACGGCGCCGACGCAGGGAGCAGCAACAGCCACACCCCAAGTCAGCCACTCCTTTGCCCGCATCCATGTTTTTGGAAGAGGCACGCGCGCAATGCGCATGCAATTGGCGACGAACACGCCACACCATGCAGTTTCGTCATCTGCCCACCATGCCCCCAACACCTTCAGCCAGCCGAGAATGGTGCCGTTATGCTTCGGCCCCTTGATTTCAGCCACGCCGATCTGACGACGGGCCTCTGTCAGCCAGGCCGGCTCTATGATTCCTGCCATGATTTCTCCGGAAATAAAAAAACCGCCCGAAGGCGGCTTGTGTGTGCGTGGTGAAAATCAGGCCGGGTGAGCGGCGACCCATTTCTCTTTGAATTCGGCGATCAGCTTGTCGACAACACGCTGCAAATAAACATTGAGCAGTGGCGTCCACAGCTGTGGCAAAGCCGGATCGTCAATGTTTATCTTTGCTTCGATGTGAGTGGCGCCGTCAGTTGTAGCCGTGGCCGTGCCCTCCAGCGTTCCCTTGGATTGTGGGCACTCGCAGGGCACCCAGCGCAGGGTGTTACCCTCACGGCGAATATCAACAATGCCGACAGGCTGGTACTTCACCAGTGGCGTGAACTGGGTCGTCTGCATGGTGATGCGGACGCGCCCCTCCTGAAGCTGATCAATGCGCTCAACGCGCGGCATACACTCCACGATGCGCGACGGGTTGGCGAACAGCTCCGCGAAAGGAATCGGAAGATCAAATGACATCGGAATAGAAAGTTTCATGATCAGTCCAGGGGATAGATGGTGTCGTAAAGCGTAATTTCCTGCGACACGCTGTCCGCATCGAGATAGACGAAGCGAACACCGGCGGAACTCGGGAGGCTATAGTACGAAAGCATTTCCCTCACTTGAGTCAGAATCGGGGTGTTAGTCCAGACAGTGTTAATCCAGTTGATGATTTCCACCTCACCCGCCGCAACCGTTTCAGCCGGTATCGGGTAGCCGATTGACCATGACGTAAACTCACCATCACCGGCCTCGTTTAGCATGTAGTAGCGCTGCGCATAAAGCGGCGGTGCCGGTTTCGTGTAGTCAGTCAGGAGTGCAAACGTCTGCTCGGCACCATCGGCGTCGGTATAGAGCAGCTCGACCAGTGCGGTGTGATTGATGCCCCAGCCCACGAGCGCCTCATCCACCATGTTCTTCACGTTAATGAAGGGCATCATTGCCGCGAGCACATCTTCAGACGTCCCCAGCATGACCGACGCTGGCAACTCGAAGCCGATACCCCACAGCGACAACTCCGTGCTGCCGTCGTCACTCATCAGGCGGATATTGTGCGCGTATATCTGCGGCTCGCTGGTGTCCTCAAAGAGCGTGATCGTCTGATCTTCTTCCTGATACGTGCCGTCGATATAAGCCCCCCAAGGCGGCGCGATTTCCAGCTCACCGTACTTCGCCTCAAAAGCTGCCTGAAGATCAAAGTCGTGCTCAGCCAAAATCCATGCGGATATTGCCGCCGCGATCTCCTGATCGTCTTCCATGCCCGCAACCACCGACGCCGGCATGTCGTAACCGAGCGGCCACTGGAACACCGTTTCTCCGAGCGGATGCTCCATACGCGCGCGAATAAGGTGGATGGGCGGGGGCCCCTGAATTGTGCAGACAAGCTCCGTCGGCTCGTAATCCGGGTCGGGCATGGCCATCGTTTCTTGCCAGCGCTCGGTAATGTCCAGCGCCTCGGCCTCGTCAACGGCGCGCGTCAGCAGCAAGATTTTCTGCACAGCGGCGCAAAGCGTGCCCGCACCGCCCAGCATGATCTTGCCGTCGGGCAGCAGGAACTGGGCAAGGATGTCTTCGGCGGTTTGACCAGGCGTTGGCGTAATACCGCCCGTGGGAGTAACGATTTCGCCGTCGCGCCAGAAGCGCATCCCGCTTGCGTCCCCGGAACCGAACAACTCGAAGTCCATGGAAATAATCGTGACGCCCGGCACGAGGCCATAGGCAGACATGCGGCTCCCGGCGATTGCGCCAACACTATCCGCAGCGCCCAGCTCAATCAGCGGAGCCATCACCGTGCTGCACAGCAGAGCGATAGTCAGACCACTCGCCTCCACTGTATTGAGCCCGGTATCCGCCGCCATCACCGCCAAAGCGCCCATGAGGGCACCGGACGGATCACCGCCACCTGCCGCCGCCTCACTGAGCTGCGCGAAAAAAGCCGCACTCGGAAACATCATCGGAATGTCGTGATGATATTCACAGGACATCGGCTGCTCGGGATCGCTGGTGTAGCGAACGTCCCGGCGGAATTCGAGCGGCAGTGTCTTGCCACCCGGCACAAATGAATAGAGGGCGGCAGGGCCACCGAGCGCGGCCGGTGCCAGATTGGGCAACCAGGTAATCATGTCGCCCTGCTTCACAGCGCGCTGGCCACCTTCTCGGCTATAGGCGGCCGTGATGTCGTAGTAACCGCCACCGCGCTCGAAGTAAGGGCGGTCAGTGAAATAATCATCGAACTGCGCAGGGCCACCACGCACGGCCGTCGCGGCAATCGCGCCGACAGTTGTGCGGCCGAATTGACCCTCGCCCACTTTGACTATCACCTCAGCACTCAGCGAAGGATTTTCAACAGGCGTTTGGTTTTTCCACTTTTGTTCGCCAGCCATGTGTTACTCCAGCACAAGCACGCCGTCGTCATCGAGAGCGAACGCGCCAAGTTCATCAAGAAAAAGTGTGTTTTCCGGCCAGTCGCCACCCGCCGGCGGATCGCGATCGAGCGGCAAGGGGCCGTAGCCGATGAAGATGTACATGGCGCTCCTTAGAGCTTCATGATTGCGGTGTAGGCACGGTTTGACATGCGCGTGAAAGTGGAAGTGCGCACGGTTCGAGAAGCATCAAATTTCACATAGCCCTTCCCTGCGCTACCACCGACATTGGGCGGCGTGCCGGAACCGTTTGCGTCATAGTAAAAAGGCCCAGCGGCGGCGGCCGGGTTATCCGAGAAATACTGGGGCCACTCGCCAACCGTGCCGGTAATGTTCTGGATTGCATCTTCCTGATAACTACCAAGCACACGATTGGGGTCTTTACCCGTAGCGCTGGCATTCAGGCCGACATCAACACTGCCGCGATCATCAGGCAGTGGCATGCGCTTATTGGCAGCAAAGTCTGCTGCAGCATTTGCTCCGCGTATGGTCGGCGTGCCAGCACTGTCCTGAATGTGATAGTCAGCGTTATCTGTTTCTTCCCAGATGAGCGTGAAAAGCGCTTCCGTATCAGCGTGATTTCGCTCTGTTGCACCCGATATAGCATTGCCGATCGTGCCGCCATGACGACGCACCCAACCAGCCGGAGCTGTTAATCCGAAGCAGTAAGAAGGCTGACCAGTGAAAGAAGCGCGCAACGCCGCGCGCTGATCAGCCAGCGCAATGATGGCTGCCAGCAGCTGGCTCTGGTCTGCACCGAGCGTGATGCCAGCACCTTCAATGGCATTGGCAATTTCTTCCTGCACATCGTCGCAATAAACGGGACTCAACTGTGTGGGCAATTCGCCGGTCAGGCTGTTGCCGGCCTTGAAGCCATGCTTGCCCGGGCCGTGCAGATCAGTGGCTTTTGTCGAGGTATTGATACGACGCATTTCAGACTCCGATGTAGTGGAACAGCGCGGTGGTGTGCTCCGGCTTGAGACGGTTGATAAGGCACTCGATCACCGTGTTCGGTGGTGCACCGAGAAAGTCTTCGCAGCTGCCCTCGCAGGTAGCCCCAAGGGCTGGCGGATCAGCGGGCAGATGCAACATGAAGGTGTGCAGCCAGGGCTGGCTGTAGAGGGTGTCCTCGCAATCCGACTCGCAGGTGCACAGCTCGAACTCTTCCAGCGCGGCGCCGGCGTAGCCCATGGCTTCCGCCTGCTGAATGAAAAACGCCGGCGTTTGAAGGCCGGCGTCGGTGTACTTGGCAATGACCGCCCCTCGGCGGTCTGCAATAGATAGCGCCTCTGGCGCGCAGGGATCGGGCAATCCAAAAACGCGCTCATAATCCGGCAGCAGCTCGTAGGCGCTGCGCGGATCCATTTCACGGAGAAGGTCATCACCACGCAGATGCACGCGCACCAGCATTTCGGAGCGCACATCCAGCAGCTTCAGGAAATTGGGACCCAGCGCCTGAAAGAGACCAGGAGGCAGCAGCGCATGCTGGGCCTGTGTATATGCCTCGGCACTCACAGCCATGTGATGACTCCAAACACTGGAAGGTGTGCGTAGTCAGAAACCACATCACCGGATGGCACGGTCATGTCGTGATCAAGTTCACCAGCCGCACCGGAAATCACTTCGTTAATGCGCGTTGAATAAATTCTGCCGCTGGGGCGGCCTTCGCGCTGCATCAGGCCACGCAGCTCGGCCTCGACATTGGCACGCACTTCCGGGGTGTCGGGCAACAGAGAAATGCTGAAGTTCACGACTTGCGCAATCGGAGCCAATACCTGCGGCGAAGCAGTAACGGGCCGCACCGTCTCGATATAGTCAGCAACGGCAGTCACCACGCCGGAGGAAGGAATCGGGCCGGTGAACGTGCTGAAGCGCACGCTGACGATGTTGTCGCCCTGCTCATGACTCACCCACACCTGATCGACATCAGGATGCGCTTCTTTAGCCCAGGCTTCGTAATCACTTTTCGCGCCACCGCGGGGTGGCTTGCGTTTGCGATCGATGACACGCTCGCGCAAGGACTCCAAGTCCTCGCCGGCGGCGCCACCCGTTATGCCATCCGCATCAACAACAGCAGTCGTCACAATGCCAGAGACAGGATTGACCAGAGTCAGCGTGGCGCCGGCCAGCAAATTGCCGGCTGCGCCAACTGTTTCGCATCGCACTGTCACGGTCTGAACGGTACCGGCAAGGACGACGCCCTCATCAAGCACATACACCAGACCATTCGGCCCCTGCCACGAAGTGAGCGCGGGCAGCGGCGCATCACTAAGACCACTGACAATGAGCGGGCCCTCTGCAGCCGTTGCATCCAGATAGTCCATGCCGTGAATGGCCGCATCACGCTCGACCACTTCCTGATCGGCTGTGTCGATCATGATCTGGCGTGCAATCCACGAAAGGAAAGCACGCATGCCGCGCTCGTCACCGGCTTGCGTGCGAGCCTTGGCACCCAACACCGAACGGCGGCGATACACGCCCCCACCGGGGAACCGCGCTTCAATGTCGGCGCTGTTCTTCTGGATCAGCTCCGGCAGTGTCGGCTGATCGAAACTCATTGCATTACCCCCAAGTCATAATCGACCGTAAATTCTTCTGGCGTGCCGCCTTTGCGGGTGATCGCGATACGCAGCTGCAATTTCTCTTTCTCAGGAACGGTAGCGGTCACATCCACCCGTTCAGCGACACCATCCTCAATCAGCCAGGCCAATGCCTCCATGGCGTAATCGCGGGCACGCTCGCGCACATCCGGAGTGTTCTTGGCACGGCGAAGCAGCCAGAGCCGCGAGCCATATTTGTCATTGCCGTCGAGGTAAGCATCAGCCCACCAGCCGCGGCGATCGGCTGACGCATCGGGCAACGGATCGCTGGGCTCGGCACGACGATCGACAAGAAGAGAAACCAGCACGGCCGGCAGAAGTGATTCGTCCACCTTGAGATCGCCATCCTCAACAACCAGATCAACCACACCGTTTTGATATGTGAGAGCAAAATCCGTCATGGAGCCACCAATACGGCGTGCCCATTGACCATGGCGCTGCCCGTTATATTTACCGCGCCGATCAGATCAATATCAGGAGCCTGCACCTTCGCCTTCGTATCAGCGATGGCCTCAATCTCCGGAGCGGCGACCTTCACTTTTGCACCGGCGGTGATTTCAATGATGCGGCCCCGCCTGAAAAATATGGTGTCGCCCTCGTCCGTATAGAGCGCGACCTCACCGGACTCAAGGTCTTTCGGCCTGTAGCGCGGATCAGCAACAACGGCGGCAACGGTGTGTGAGCGATTCCCGCCCAGCGCAAGGAAAAGACCCAGCGCGCCCGGCTTTGGGCAATAGGCAAGCCCATAGGGCTGGTAATGCTCGATACCATCATGTGGTGTGCCGCCCAGAAGACGAGCCTGAACACGCTGCAGGTCGCCGGCATCGTCCACCATAGTCACGACACCCTTCACCATCATATTGATGATCGCGCGCTTGAGCGGGCTTATCAGTCGGTTAAAGGCTTTCATCAATGCTCTCGGCTACGGGATCTTTTTCTGGCTTGAAAGAGAAAGCCGAAATGGGCACAACGGTCAGCTCGCAAATCTCGCCGCCACTGTCATCCAGCGAATAATTGACGTCAGCAATCAAGCGCTCATCGTCAATTTGCTGGTAAGCATCTTTCACGGGCACGCGAAGATTCGGACGCCACAGCTTGCCGGTGGATTGCTTCCAGCCATAAACCGTATACGTCACCGACTCCGCGCGACCCTGCCGAACATTGCGCTCCCATACTGCTTTTTCGCGAGCCGTCTGCGCGTCGGCAGGGCCATCACAAAGCAGAATCAGTGGGCGGTGGCGCGTGATCTTTGAATCCTTGACGCTGGCAATGACATGGCATGCTTCGCCCAGATCACCGCCACCCTGCTGCTGCCCTTTCACCGTGTAGACCGAAAAGCAGTCGCGCACATCGAATGAGCCGGATGCAGAAATAACGTTGACGCCCAGCTCGAGGGCATCGTCTGCCAGATCAGTACCCACGCGCGTGATCACCAGCCGACCGAGGCCATCGGTCGTCAGGAGCGCACCGCGAAACCGCGCGCCCTTTTCCAGCGCCTCGAAAATGCTTTCGCCATCACCAGGGCGGTATGTCTGGAAAGGCCGGTCGGCGCCGGACTCATCAATCACCTTGATGCCAAACGGCTTGCATAGCTGTGTTGCCACTTGCGCGAGGGAGCGGCCAATCCACTGCAGGGTCGGGGCCGAGCAGTCGACCAGATCGCCCGTGCGATCGCGGCCTTGCACAGACAGCCGATGCGAGCTGTCGTCATAGTCCACGGGGGTGGCGTCCACACTGCCAGTGATGACGGCAACGCCATCGATCAGCACCTGACACGCATCACCGCGCTTTATGCGGCGCGGCGTGGGGTTGTCGGCCCATCTTTCCGTGACCTCGAGCGTAAAGCTGCCAGCGAGGTCCTGCATGGAGCGGCTGACGCGGATATTTTTCCAGCCCGCGAATTCTTCTTCGCCGACCTTGAGCACGAGCTCAGACATCCAGCACCTCAAGCATCACGCCAGCTGGCACAAAAAGCGGATGTCTGATGCCGTTGCGCTGGATAATGTCATCAGCACGCGAGCCATCACCGTAGAGCTGCTGCGCAACCAACAGCGCCGGCAGCGCTGCATCCAGCGTGTGGCGGCGAACGTGAGCAAGGTTTGCAGTACGCGCGGTCATATCTTTCACCACCTGCGCACGCAGCATCCTACAGCTGGCATAAACCGGGTCTGGCACCAGGCATTCAATGCCATCCAGTAGATCAAGAAATTCATCGCGGGCCGCCAGAGCTTCGTCAGCACTGCCGAACCCGGCCCCTGTCAGGACCTCATCATCACCGGTAGTGATAGTTCCGCTCAGTACACGCGCAGCCTCACCCAAAACACCAGCAGCAACCAAGGCGAACATGGCCGCCTCATTTCGCGCTGCCGTGGCATTTTCGGCACCGGTGGCCGATGTGATCGGCGTGGACGGACGACGATCAATGACCGCGCGCAGGAAATTCATCTGCCCCCGCAGCAGCTGCACCGGGTTAAAAGCGGATCCGCTGACAATGCGCACCGATGAAATCAAGCTGAAAGCAAGATTAGCCGGCTGTGTAAGGAGTGCTTGGGCGCGCTGCGAGGCTGCCTGAATCTGTCGGGCCTGGGCGCGTGTGTTCTCCACAAAGGACACCACGTTAGCGATCGCAGCACGGGCGCGCTCGAGCACCGATACCGGCTGATCCGAGACAGCCACTTCATCAACAAAAGCAGCGGCGGCAATCGTTTGCAGTGCGTCTGCCTGCGCGTTGACCATCGCGTAACTGATAACGCGAGGCTGCAACACCTGGTCGCCGGGCTCCATGAATTCCGCCGTCAGGCGGATTATGTTGCGCGTGCGGAAATCGTCGGGCACCCGGTACTTCCCCGGCTGCATCGACACCTCGCCCAAGCGGGGATGCACCAGCTTGCCGGGCCCGGCGGCCTCGAGTGCATTGATCAGGTCTTCACACCACTTCTCGACGCTTTCATATCGGCGACCATCACCGCGCACACCATTGCCAACCAGCACAATGTTGAGCGTGGTGCCGCGCTGCTCGCGTCCCATATCCTGCGTGAACGGAGTATCACGCAACGGGAATTGGTGAGAGGCAACGCGACGGCCGCCACTGCGATCGCCATCATCGATATAGAACGGCACGCCACGGAAGCGGCCGACTGCAAACTCTTTACCGGTTGTCATCAGGAAGCCGCCATTGCTCTGCCGTTGTAGACATCCACATCAATGCCGGGCTTGCCGCCCACCACGCGAGCACGCACTCGGTCATCGCTGACCATCAACTCAATGCGCCCCATCAGCCCCATGTCACCACCGGCGGCGCCAGCAGCGTTTTGGCGCATGGACGCAGCCACAGCCGCGCCATCTACGGGTCGGCCCTTCGCGGCAGCGGGAGCAGAGGGGGTCGCTGGGTTTGCGGTTGGTTTTGTCGCCGGAGTGGTGCCACCGAATGAGAAGTTTTTCAGCCAATCCGGCATCAGCGAATCCGGAATGATCGTCTTCACGATGCCGAGAATGGCGTTGCCGAAAGCCTTCCAGCCCTCCAGCCACAGCGTGAACATGCCTGTGAAAAAGCCATCACCGAAAGCGGCCTTGATGCGGTCCCAGGCGCCCTTGATGTAAGCGACGATCTTGTCCCAGTTTTTGTAGATGATCAGGCCAAGGGCAATGACAGCCGCGGCGAGCAGGACAAAGGGATTGGCCAGCATGAGCCGGAACAGGCTGCCCATCACGGCCACGCACAAGCGCCCCACTATCACCAGCAGATTGAAGCCGCGCACCACCCACGGCAGTGCACGGATGCCGATATTGAACAGCAGGCCACCCAGTGAGAGCAGGCTGCCAATGAGCGGCGCAAGGATGACGGCCAGCACCAGCATCGTGGTGCCCGTCACGCCCAGGTGGTGCCCCATCCAGGCAAAGGCCTTGGCCACGATCATCACCACGGCGCCCAGCACCTTGAAGGCCACCTTGCCGCCTTCGATGATCACGGGCAAATGCACCTTCAGGAATTTCACCCACTCGCCCTTGAGCATTTCCTTGTTGGCCGACAGCCACTTGCGGAAAGAGTTGATAAAAGGCTCCAAGGCCTTTCCAAGCTCAAGCCCAAAAATATTTTTAAGGCCCTTCAAGGTATTTCCTAGCCGCGTGAATGCCTTGTCAATTCGATCAGCATCCTCTAGCTGCTCTGGAGTCAGAAGAGTTCCGTCCTCTTCCATCTCCCGTGCTTGATCTCGAATCTTTTGCGATCCCTCGCTAAGAGCAGCAACCATCGCAGCCGAGCTCTTGCCCATGAGCTGTTGACCAATAACCAGTTTTCGACCCTGATTGTTGCTCTTGGAAAAAGCATCAGACATTTTCTCAAGAGCCTGCGCAGGCGTCATGCGCTTGAGGTCATCCATCGAGATACCGACAGCACGGAATGCCTTCAAATGCTCCTTTGACCCACTGCGCGCCAAAGACATTGATTTATTCAGTTTGCCTAAAGCAGTGGCAGCATCTTCCGTGCTACCACCAGCAAGCTCTACCAGTGAGCCAAATACCTGAATGTCCCTTCCAGACGCACCGGTCTGAGCAGCCAGATCACCAATCGCATCAGCAGCAGAAACTGCGCCGGCGGCAAATCGGTAGACCCCATAGGATGCGGCGCCCAGAACGGCGACATTGCGCGCGGTCTGGGCGAGCCCATCGCCGATATCCTTCAGGTTCTGCTTGGCCGCAGTGAGGCCCAGTCCCTCTCCGAACAGCTTGCCGGTGGCCGCCTTGAGATTTCGCAAGGGACGGTTCACGCGTTCAAGGCGATCGTGCACGCGATTGATCGTCGCGGTCGCCTTGTCCAGCGCCGTGAAAACCAGCGTGACCTTGTTGTTGGTGTTACCCATACGAAATCCGGAAATAAAAAAACCCGCACAAGGCGGGTTTATTTTTTGGAGTGAGTTAAAGCATCAGCGAGGCAGAAGCATGGCCCCGACGGTGAGCAGTGCCATGGGCACGCAGAACACCCAGAACGCGATCAGGGCAATCACGTAGGCAGAAAACAGGAGGAGCACACCAACAGCGATCAGCGAGGCCACCAGCAGCCACAGCTCCTCGCGTGAGGCTGGGCCCATGTCGAGGCTGTCAGCCAAGCCGGTGTGGCCATGAGCCCGGAGCCAGCCCTGCACGGGGTCGGCGCTGCAGTTTTGCGTCAGGCCGAACACCTCACACAGGACCACCCAGACAAAGAAGGCGGCCAAGGCCCACCAGTTAGAACTGGCGAACAGTAACGGCAGGACCACGGACACGATCGCACCCACCGCCATGATGATTTCATGGCGGGTAAGCGTACCTGTGTAGCGGCTGGCGGCTGTGTTCATGGTCACCATCTTACGGTATCGGCAGCAGGGTTCAAGTCGGCTGCATGGCCTTGGCAACGGCCTGGGCACGCCCCTCCCAGAATTCCAGCTCATCCAACTCTAGCGCCCACAGCTCAGAGGGCGGGAAGTGGTAGATGAAGGCGATCAGATCGACGGCGTTTTCCCATCGCCCGTTTCGCCAGGGTCCAAAAAATCGCCGACAAACTCCGCGATGGCGATGGCATCGGCACCGTCCAGATCGTCAATCACAGCCTTGGGCAGGCTGCAAAGGTCGGGCAGGATATCCAGGATATCGCCCATGGTGGGATCACTGCCAAGGCGGCGCAGATGCGCCGCCTTGAGGCGAGGGACTACCACCTCGGTCAGCAAGGCGCCGTCCTTCATGGGCACGGGAATGATGAGCTTGCGGGTCTTGCTGGTAATGGCCGCCATGATCAGGCTTCCTCCGCCGGCTGGCCGGCAAACTTCACCGGAATTTTGCCACCTTCGCCTTCACTCATGGACAGCGTGTCCGTGAGAAAGGCATCGCGGATCACGTAGGTCTGGCCACTGTCGCACTCGAAAGTGATGGTGGCATCCGTGAGGTTGCGAATGTCTTCCAGCTTGTCGCCGCGGGCGAGCGCAATTTCGCACTCGACGGTGGCTTCCTTCACCGTTTCAGAATGCCCGTGCACCTGCGCGGACCCCTTGACGACCTGGCGCTCGAAGCCGCCCAAGTCCAACTTCGCCCCGGCCATGGAGCGCAGGCGCTTACCATTGGCCGAAATGAAGGCCTTACCAAATACCTGTGCCATCTTTGTGATCCTCGATCGGTAATGGGCTTGTGTTGCGCAGCGCGCCTAAGCGCGCCGGGCATCAGTTGATGAACTGCACCTGTGCAGCGAACACGATCAAGCCGTTCACTTCGTTAGGTGCCATCAAGACATTGAGGCGATCCGGATTGTTGGAGTCGCGCTCCACGATCAGATCGGCCTTGTACTGCTCGAAATCTTCCAGCAAGCCGCGGTCCTCAAACTCACGACCAAGAGCAAGCAGCTCCATGCGCACGATTTTCGGCGTGACAATGGGCTGGCCTGCACCGAAGCGCGCGTCATCGTTCGCCAGCTTCATGCGCGGAAAGCGAAGGCGAATGCGGTTGCTCATGGCGTGGCGGATGTAGGAGAGCCAGTAGACGGTGTTCACGTTGAGGTAGGCCGTGTCAGCAACACCCAGCCCGTTCTGCTGGTAGGTCGTGATCTGGCGCTCGATAAGCACGCGGCCACCCGCATCCACCATGAAGGTGGAAATGCCGCTGTACAGCAGCAGATTGCGCTCCTCGAGCGTCCAGCGCTGGCCGATGCTGGGCGGCAGCAGGCCGGGCAGGACCAGCGTCTGCAGCGGACGCAAGGGGTCCATATTCAAGGAGGCCATGGCCACCACGCCATTCACTGCCGCCCACAGCCAGGGCGGAGTGGGCGAAAGATTGGAGCCCATGACAGAGAACAGCTTGGAATTGCGGCCATCGCCAAAAGTACCGGTGGCGCTGTGCGTGCCGCGGAATCCCGTGAAGGCGACACCATCCAGAGCGCGCAGCGGACCGAAGCGCACATCCAGCTCTTCCTCGAAGGCGGTGAGGTTTGTGCTGTCCGTGTAGGGCATCACGAAACCATTCCACCATTCATCACCCAGCGCGGTCAGTGCCGTGGTGACGTCAGGATTGCCGGCACCGCTGGCCATTGCGGTGATGGCCACAGCCAAGCCGACAGGCGTGGCATCGTCGGGGTAGTAGTTGATGCGGACATCCACATCGTTGCCGGTGACGCCCTTCCAGCGGCAGGTCAGATTGACCTCATAAGCATTGGTGCCATCCACAGCAGCCACCACCGGGATGCGCGTGTTGGCATTGATGGCGGCGATCGCAGCAGTTGCAACCTGCGTGGCAGTGTCAGCAGCAGAAACACCTACGGAGATTTTCTGGCCGGCAATGTAGAGCGCGAGCACGCCGGGCTTCGTGGCCGGGCCAGTGAAGGAAATCTTGCCGGTGGCTTTCACGCCTGCGAGCAGGTCATCAAGACCGATCGCCCAAGTTTCCACCATCTTGTTCGCGGCCTTCAGGTAGCGAAACATTTCCGCCAGCATCGAGCCACGACCGAAAGCGGACTCGGCCTGATCGGGAGACATGATGCGCGTGGGCACACCGGCGGCCACTGTCGCAGTGGCCGACAAGCGCTGGCCAATGACCATGAGCTTGAAGGGAGCGTCCGGGGTGCCCGAGACGGCGCGCGTGCTGTTGAATTCGACTGCAGCAACGGGAACACGCAGGGTGCCCGGAATATCATCGAAGCCGATGGACATGACTTAGACCCTCTTGGGTTTTTGAGTGGGTTTTTTCACTTCCACCGCCCCGCCTTCATTGACGCGACGCTGGTAGTAAGTGTTTTTCGGAACGCGCTCGCCGGCGGTTTTCAGCTGCTCGCCGTTCTGCTTGCGCACCGAGTGACCGGGCGCAGGCTTGAGAATCCAGGTATCCATGGGTCAGTCCTGTGCGGGCTTGATGACATCGACGCCAATAAGGCCAGGGGTGTTGCTATTGAGATCGACCGTGGCATTGGCCAGCTTGAAATCACCGATGCCTCCCACGGCGCGATCGGCAGCTGCCGTGAAGTCGTGCTCAAAGCTGACCACCCAGCACTGATAGCCAGTCATGCCCGGACGCAATCCTGCGGGCTGGCCATCAACACGCTGTGGCTCACCGACATTTTCAAAATTAAAATTCTGCGACTTGACCAGCCCGCTCACGGCCAGCGCGAATTCGCGCGCGGCAATTTCCGGCTTCGGCGTCTGGTTTGAGATCAGGCAGAAAAAGCTCCAGCGAAGTCGCCAGCAGAAAGGGTTATCGAGTGGCGATGCCCCTTCCTCAAAATCTTCCATGTCCAGCAGCACGGCGGGTGTATCTACTTTGCCGTCAGTGGCATCAGGCTTGTATGCCTCGACCGTCTTCAGAATCGGCATGCGCTCACGGAGGGCCGCTTCCCAGGACTCGTGCAACTGCGTGAGAGTGGCTTCGCTCATTTTTCCTTCAACAGCTGGTAATTGATTTCCTGACCCAGCACTTTCTCGAAGCGCTGATTGGTTTGCCGGAGCAAGTCATCGCTCAACAGCTGTGCCCCATCGTTCAGCGGAACGCCAACCAATGTGAGCGGAAAGCGCCCGCCGTGTTCACCTGAAATCGGGCGGTAACGGCGCGCCTGGTGATACGGCGTCAGGTTCGCTGTTTGGTTGCGCGCTGTGCGCACCCAGACCTTACGCTCGCCGCCATACACCGCGCGATAAAACGAGCCCTGATATGTCTTGCCCTTTACACGCGAGCCCATGGATTTTTGATTCCATGCAACACGGCCAGCCAGCTGCAGCGGCATCGGGTTCAGACCCAGCCACAGCACCCCCTCATAGGGGCCGACCTTGATGTTGACGCGCTGGTACTTGCGCAGATTTTTCTGCGTGATGCCGGTCTGCTTGCTCAGTGCGATGCTGGCTTGGCGCTGCAACCAGATGGACACCTTGCGCACGGTGCGCTTCAGCGCCAAATCCATGCGACGCGGCAATGTTCCGTAACTACTGAGCGCGGAATAGTAAGAGTCGCTCAGGTTGACATTGATCACCGCCAGCCACCGGGTGCAGCAGATTCCTCAGTCTCGGGCGCCATATGAAAAAGCGTCTCGCCCTCACCATCCGGAATCGGATCTTCGAGGAAGTAGCGCTTCCCGCCGACATCCACCACAGAGCCTTTTTCCAGCGCGACCGCATCCTCATCACGCAGCTCGAGCTTGGCTTGCACGATCACCAGCTCAAGCGGAGAAATTCCGCCACGCTTTTTTTCCAGTTCGGTCAGCGCGCGTGGCGACGAAAAAATGCCAGTCACCACTGCCGCAGATGGCAGGGTGACAGGCACTCCGAACGTGGCATACCGCACATCGCGGGACGCGGTGAGCAGTACACCGAACGACATGGCTTAAACCGTGCCGTTCAGACGCACGCGCATGGTGGTTTCGTCCGCCACCTTGGCCTTAGCCAGCGCACCGATCAGCGTGTTACCGCTGGCGGTAGTGGTGCAGTTTTTGGCGGTGTTGTCCCAGTAAATCTTGGCGCCGGGGTTGCCAGTGTTGGCAGCAACAGCAGTCAGATCGAAAACACCGCGCGTGACGAATTCACCATCGACACCGCTCAGAACAGCAGCAGCAGCAACAGCGAACAGAGCACCAATCAGTGCGCCCTCGCCGCTGGCGCGGTCATAGGGCGCGGGGAGAGTGAGGGTTTCACCCTTCTGCACAAAGTTTTTCATCTCGGTTCTCCGGAAGAGAAAGGGGAATAACGGGAAAGCGGGAAAGCAAAAAGCCCTGCGGTGCAGGGCTTTTTACAGGTTTACGTCAGGCGATCAGCCGCGGCGATACATGCCGCGGTGGTCAACCACCTTGGCAGCGAAGTCGAGACGGGCTTTCAGCTTGATGCCATCGATATCGAAGCCGGGCTCGGATTCGAGGTAAACGCCCTCGGCACCGTCCAGCCAGCAATACTCGACGGTATCGCAGGAGCTGCTATCACCCACCAGGTACCACTGCGAAGAGGAGGTCGCATCCAGAACCGGGTCCACGATCGGCTCCAGCGCGGTGCGGCCACCGGCGCGGAATTCGTTCGTGTCGCCCGGCTTGGCCGGCACGTACTGGCTCGAGGTGTACTGGTAGCCCAGCTGCTCGAGATCAGTCGGCAGCAGCAAGAAGGAAGGCGTGATGTTCAGGTCTTCGCCTGCCAGGCCCTTCTGCTTACGCACGGCGGCGCGGCCTTCACCCAGCGTGGTGCCGGAAATAGCGGCGGCACCGCCCAGGTTGCCATGGTCAGCGTGGAACAGTGCAACGCCATCGCCCATCACGGGGTTGCTGGTGAGCTGCTTGTACACGAGGCGATTTTCCAGACGACGCGAGGAAGCACCGAAGGAAGCCAGCACGCGATCGAAAGCACGCAGGTCATCATTGATGATGGACTGGCGAGTGAAGGCCACGATCTTGCCGTAAGCGGCGACCTTGTAGGTGGCGCCGTCTTCCTTGAGCGTGCCGTACTTGAACTCGCCACCTTCGGCCACAGCTTCCAGATCGGGAGCGGCACCAAGCTGCATGACGTTGATGTTCTTGAAGTCCGGCGCATTCGGAGCGCGGCGAGCCCAGCGGTCGTAGGTCACCGGCGCGCCTTCATAGGCAGCACGCAGACGCTTGTTGGCCACAGCCGCCAGGATCAGCGGGAAATCGCTGGAGGTGTGCAGCGCACGAGAGGCGATTTCCATATTGGAAAGACCACGCACGCGCAGACCACTCAGCGACAGGGTTTCCTCGGCCATGCGCAGCAAGCTCATGTGGCGGAACTGGCGGGCACCTTCGGTCAGCTGGGTGCTGGGCGACATGCGGTGAGCGATCGCGTCGGCCATGAAGTCGCGGCGGGTGACGGTTTCGTCCTGCACGATCACCACGCTTGTCGTGGAGCGCTGCGGGGCGGCGTTGGCCTTTTCTGCAAGTTTGCGGAAAAGATCTTCGCGAACCTGTTCCAGCGGCAGAGCGCGCTCGATGTAGTCGAGCGCGACTTCGTTGTCGAAGCCGGCTACGCGCACCGCTTCGCGAATCTGCGCCACAGGGGCAGCGACAGGCGCAGCAGCGGGCTGGGCACGGGTTGTTTCGGTGACAGCAGCCGGAGCTGCTGCCGAGGCGGCAGGGATTGCCGCCGGGGCGGGGGCTTGAGACATGGAGCGTTCTCCTTCGTGGGTCGAGGTGCCCTCGGCGGGCAACCCCAGCACGCGATAAGTCGCGGCAGGGGATTTCTGATCGCCAGCGGATCGCCCGATACCGACAGTGGCGTCGGCCGGGATATCCACCAGAGAAAGTTCGTAGGGCATCCAGCTGGTGATGCGGTATTCGTTGGGGGCGCCATCCTTGCCCGTCTTCGTGAGCACGCGCTCGTTGATGACGTAACCGATGGACACGTTACGCACGAGATTGTCGGCAATGTCCTGACGCAGATCGGCAAGGCCTTCGCGGCGGCTGATCACGATGTCCGTGTTCAGGCGACCGCCCTCCAGCCAGGCACGCTCGATGGCACCAATGCCTGCCAGCGGCGTGTTGCCGACTGCCGTATAGCGATCGTGATTCGCCAGCACAGTGGCACCATCACTGAAACGAGTGAGATCAACTTCGCCTTCGTCGTGCCCGAGCGTTTCCAGCCAGGGGTCCTCCCAGTAGGGAGTGCGCAGGACGGCCAGTTCCGAGGAAGCGGAAATGGTCAGGCGCAGCAGACCATCATCGGCATCACCCTCCTGCGCTGCGCGGATGGCAATGGTGACGGGCAGACTGCGGTGCAGCGTTCCCTCGAGGCGTTGACGTTGCGACACGGTGTTCTCCTTTAGTCTTCAGCGTCCGGCGTGACCGGCTCTGCTGGCGCTGGCAATTGGCCGCCAGACTGGAAAAGAATCTTGAACACGAGCTCGCGCGGAATATCGGCGGCCTCGGCAAGAGCTTTTACGTCCGTTCCGATTTCGGCGTAGACGGTGTCAGGGTCGAAGCCGCGTGAGCGCAGCTTCTCGGAAAGTGATGCAAGGCCACCTGCGATTTCTTCACGAACAGCACCCACTTCTTTTTTCGGATCGACCCAATCCCACTTGGGTGGAGTCCAGTCGATCAGGATGGGTTCTTTGCTACGAATCTTGCCGGCGATACGCGCCTGCTGTTCCCATGCGCGCACGGTGCGCGTGCCGTGCATCGGCACGAAGGTGAGCCACTGCCACACCTCAACCATGCGACGGAATTCAAGAAGCCCGGCGCGATGGCTGGTGAAATTGATCTGCGACAGATCACCCGTCATGGCCTCGTAAGTCACACCAGCACCGGCAGCAGCAGCGTGCAGATGGACGCTGGTGTATTCACCATAACCACCCATGGGAGCGGGCTGCCCGAACTTCACGTCCTGCGACCCGTTTAGGTAAGCCACCATGCCGGCAGAAACCGTCTCGATGCGCTTGCCGTTTTCTCCGGCAGGCTCAAGCTGCGCGAGTGGCTGGTTCCCTTCACTGCCCACAACAAAAGCGGCAAAGCAGGCCTCGAAGCCTTTGCGCACAAGCTCGGCTTCTTCGTAATCATCCAGATCGCGCATGCGCAGCATGGATGACGCAAGGCGCGGTACACCGCGGCCCTGACCGGGGCGCAACTTTTCATAAATGTGCTGGATGTACTCCGCCGGCACGCGCTTCGATTCCATCGTCCTGCGACGGAACATGGCGACATCACCAGGGTGCTCAGGGAAAAGCCAGTACGCGACACGCTGGCCGATCGCATTGAACTCGATCCCGTTCCACATCCAGCCGCCACCGGTGACTTCGCCGTTCTTGCTGTCATCAATAAAGTCCGGCTCCATAACCTGAAGCTGGAGCGGAATCTCAAAGCCATCAGACGGCAGGCGCTGGCGATGACGCACGAGGCATTCGCCAGACTCAAACACGGTGCGGGCAATCAGATGCTGCAGGCCGTAGTAGTCGAGCTGCCCATCGGCATCTGCGTACTCGGTCCAGTTCTTCCAGTAGGGCCGCAAGTTTTTGGGCAGCTTCGCCATGAAGCCGGTGCCGATGGAATTGCCGGCCAGGCTCGAAATCGCGCGCGTGGCATACGGGTTGTTTCGCACCAGATCACGCGAGCGGGCGCGAAGGCGAACCAGTGCACTATCAAGCTCTGTGTTTGCGCTGTTGCCGCTGGATGTCCACACCTGACGGCCGCCAGCCTTTGCGCCCTCATAGCCAGCACGTTTGCTGCGGACAGACTCAAGGCGCTCAAGCTGGGCACGCGCAATCTCACGACGCAGCGCGCGCTCCGGTGACATGCCAGCGATGACCTTGTCCATCCAAGTCATGGATCAGCGCTCCCGGCGGGCGAAGCTCACCCGCGGTGTGGTGGGCGTGGCCAACTGGCCAGTGGCAATCAATTCGCTGCGCACCACATCACGCGCGGCGAGCAATGCCTGCGTGTTCTGGTACTGGACTTTTTTTCCGTCGTGCTCCACGACAAGCGCGCCGGATGCGATCGCCGCATCCAGTGCGTTGAGCTGTGCAAGTGTGAACATCGATCGGCCCTATCGGCTGCGAGGTTTCCAGCCAGTGCGTGGCTGGTAGCCCGTGCCAGAAACGACAGACCCCGCCGGAGCGGGGTCTGCTGGTGTTGTGGTGGCGGCTGCCGGTGATTCCGGCGGCGGCGCCGTGGCAGCAATGCGCTCGGCATTGCTGTCGATAAACATATCGCTTTGCGGTGGCTCGACCTTGAGTCGCCACCGCTCCCAGTCCTGCGCAGTGAAGCGGTGCAGGCCGAGGTAGTACGCCATCGCGAGGTTGTACACGCTAAGGTCGAGCGCTTCGTTGCGCGCCGATTTCGACTTGACCCACTCAACGCGCTTATGCCCTTTCACGTAGCGCACAAGTTTCTTTTCGGCCAGCAGCTGCTCGTAGAAATCGTCCGGCAGATCCTTGCTGAAATGGATGCCACCGGGACCGCTCGGAATTTTCCAGCGGTTGTGCAACCAATCCTTCGCGGTATCGGTACCGACAAACCAGAGCTCAGCACCATCCTTGTCGGTGGTGCCCTGCCACTTCACGTCAACCTTGCTCGGGCGGGCAGCCACGATCGGGCGGCCAGGGCGGCTGGCACCCTTCAATGCCAGCACATGGCGGTGTCGGCGCAGGCGGCAGAACTGATAGACCTCGTGCGTATAGTGGCCACCGGAATCAACACCGGTCGCCAAAATATGCAGATCACGTCCGCTCGGATGGCGCAGCGGCGTTTTCAAAATATCGTCGAGGGTTTCCCACGGCGCATCGGTCGCCGGATCGCCATTGATGATCTGGAAATCCAGCGTCCAGCGCTCCATGCCCTCGCCCCAGCCGATGATTTTCAGCTCGAGGCGATTGTCTTGCACGTCCACTGACGCAGTCAGAATCAGCACGCCCAGCGGCACCGTGCGCAGGCTGTAGGCTTCTGCTCTGTCCTGCAGTTCCTTCGGCAGTGTGCGCTCTTGCGCATTATCCCAGCAGCGAGCGAGACGGGTGTTGTAAAACACCTGCATGGGCTCCGGATCACCCTTGTCCTGAGAGGCCTTGGCGCGGGCATGCTGTTTGCCGAGAGCGACCCAGCTGGTCCACCCGAGCGGGGCATACAGAGCGGAAAGCGTGAAGCCTACCGTCTCGCCGTCGCCCTTTGCGTGAGCACGCCACTCGCCGCGAGCGAGCATGTCTTCTTTGCTGCTCTCCTCAATCATGCAGGCATTGCCGCTGGAGCAGACGTAAAACGCTTTGGAAAAATCCGGATCAATACGCAGATTTTCCCAGACCAGCTCCTGCATGTGATCGCAGTGCGGGCAGGGCACGTAGTAGTGCCGCTGATCGCTGACCTTGAAAAGGTCATCAATCCGGCTCGCCCCTTCGATCGTGGGCGAGCTGGTGTAATACATTTTTTTGTTGCTGCTGAAGTTACTCGTGCGAGTTTCAGCCAGTTCGACAGGATCACCTTCTTTGTCGACAGATACTTCCCAGCGATCGACCTCATCACCGTACACATACCGCGCTGGAATTTCCGCGAGGTTAGCCGCGCTGCCAGCGGTGGTGATGTACATCGTGCCGCCGTCGAATTCCTTTGTGTCCAGCGTATTGCGCGAATCGCGCGAGCGGGGCGTAGCGACTCGATCGCGCAGCTCCGGCACCTGGTCGATGGTCTTGGCAATACGACCAGAGACACGCTTCGCCAAGCCGAGGCTGGGCAGCAGCACCAGCATGTTGCCCGGTGCCATGTGTATCGAAGCCGACAACCAGTTCAGCGCGACCTGTGTCTTCAGCAGCTGCGAAGCAACCTTTGCCACCACGCGTTTCGCCGGATGCCCCGGCGACAGGCAGCGCATCACCTCGGCAGCGAAAGGCGTGCGGGCGGTGCGGTACTTGCCAGGCTCTGGGCCGTTCCCTTTCGGGATGCGCATGTATTCATCGGACCACTCATCGACCCACAGGTTGGGGTCGGGCTCAATACCGCGGCGAAAGCCGCTGTAGTAAGCCTGTGCGCCGTCGGCAATCTGAGCGCACATCAGTGCTCAATCCGCATCGCGACATCAAGGTCCTGCTCGCTCATCTTCGCGAAGTCATCCAGCACGCGGCGGATTTCCTCGCGCATGACGGCCTCGATTTCAAAGTGATCTGTCATGCTGGAAACTTTCGGCGCCAGCGTGGTCGGCAGGCCCATAAGCGTGTCGCGCAGCATGCGAGCCATAGCAAACGCAGTTTCTTCAACGCGCTGGCGATCAACCAGATCCCCGCGCTTCTTTGCCAGCTCCAACTCGGCGAGCTCAGCCAGGGCACCCTCACGGCGCGCCTTGTTTGACCAATACTGCGGGTCAGCTGCAGCGGCCGGAGTAGAGGCCGGGGCTTCATCACTCGGCGCGTCAGCGCGAGTGTGCGCGCCGACGTGCTTGTCAGTGCGGCCCAGTGCATGGTGCTGCCGCACACCTTCCTTTGCGGGGTCGGTGGTGCGGTTCAAGATCAACAAAGTGGCGGCCACGTCGATGCGTTTGCCGTCCGGTGCGAAAACCAGCCTGCCCTGCTTGCCGAGTTTCGTGACGTAGCTGGGGCTCCAGCTTTGTTTTGTCGCGAATTCCGACTTTGTCAGGTAGGAGATTTCACCGTTCATTTCACCAGTTAACCTCTAGGTGGTGAATTTCACTTAACCGGAAACCCACCAGCTAGTAAAAAGTCGCGGGCTCACACACCCGTATAGGCCGGGGGGTGGGGAAGGACCCATCACATCCCCGTGCCGGCCGGGGTCATGAGGCAATGCCTCAGCCTTGGCGACCCGAGGCGAACCACGAAACAAGTGCGCTGATCACAGCAACGACAATCCATTGCAGTATGCGAATGAAAGGGCCTGCCTGATGGCTTGCCTTTTCCAGCTCAGCAACGCGGCGCTCAACACCACCGACACGTTCGCCGAGGCTTGTTTGTTTCTCCATGTGCGCGGTCTGGCGCTCATCAATGCGTGCCAGCAAGATCATGTTGTCCGCCATGGCATCGAGCTTCGACTCAATTCTGGCAAGGCGTGTTGTCTCGTCAGGAGTTGGCATACCCGATCCAATAAAAAAAGCCCACCGGAGTGGGCTTTGAATAGACACTTGCATGACCAAGCGCATCGCATCGGAAGCTGCGCAGGAGTGAGGGACGCAACTTCCCGCCGCTAAATTCCCAAAAATCGGGGGTTTTGGGAAGCCCGCGCATATATGCGCGTCATGATGCTTTCTGCTGTTCAGCGACGGCAGAGTACGCCTTGATCAGGCTGGGGCCGGTTTTTGCCTTGCGCGGCACCTTCGTGACGATCACTTCTTTGCGGGCTTCCATCTTGACCAAGCAGCTCGCCAATTCATCCGCCCCTACATCATCCGGAATCCAGCGCCGGATTTCTGCTGCCGCGAGTGGGCGCATGGCCAGGTCAAGCACATCAAGGATTCTGGCGCTCAGGCTACTTTCTGCCATGACTCACTCTCCAGGTGTTCCCACACCGCAATGGTGGCGCTCGCGATCATCGCTTCCGCCGAAGGTAGTGAGCAGCGCGCATTCATGGCGATGGCGACCAGCGTGAGGCCTTTGCCATAGCGCATCACCAGCGCGTGCTGGTATTTGTCACACAAGGTCAGCACCGCCTTTTCGGTGAGCACTGCCAGTGATTCATCCATGTCACCCGTTCCGCGTGGAACATATGCGCGGCCTTCCCACACGTAGCGAGACGGGTCAGCTGCATACTGGCTTTCAACGCTGCCACAGCGCGTTGGCACCTGCGGACCCACAGGGGCACCGACCGTCACGTACTTGCCCCAGTTTTCCAGCAGGTACTCCAGCCGTTCCCTCGTGATTTTCCGATCCTTCATGATCGCCCCCATGCTTTTTCTGTGGTTGTGACAGTAGTGACAGACGATGTGACAAAAATTCCTTTTAAAATCAGCCTTGTCACTACTGTCACTTTTGTCACAACTATTTTTTAAACATTTATACAAACTGACCCCAAGAACAGAGGCCACCAATTACAGCCCTACATAACCAGCCTTCCCGTATTCGCTCACACGCATACGCGCGAAGGTTGTGACAGTTGTGCCGGTTGTGACATTGTTGATTTCATTAAATAAAAACCGGTCACATCATTAGGCCGCCTGTTGTGCCGCCGGCGGAGGTTGTGCCCCTTCCTCCGGTGGCCGCAGGTAATAACGCCAGCGCACGGTGCCCACACGCTCAAGCGGGCCTTGCTTCCAGCCCATGCGCCGCATGATGGCCGCCACACGCAGCTGGTCTTGCCTGGTGTGCTTGCCCATCTCCACACGCAGTGCGTACTGGAGCAGCTGCGTGGTGGTGACCTTGTCGATGCGCCCGACCCCGACGTCCTTCGGGTAATCGGTCATCGTCGCACGCCCCTCGAGCCACTTTCCTATGGGCTCTTCCCACGAGTCGGACACGAAGCGCGCCTCCTGCTCGGCATTGGCCTTGTCCACAGGGAAATCCCACCACTTGAAGCCCTCGCGGAATTGGACCAAGGCTTGGGCCCAGAGCTGGTCGCGGTTCTTGCGGATAAAATCCAGATCCACTGCGCGGCACATCACCGGCAAAAAGCGGCGTGCACCGGTCGGGTCTGACAGGTAGGTGTCGGCATTGGTGGTGCCCACGAAAATGCACTGGCGTGGGTGCGCGCTGCCGTATCGATCGTATGGCGCGCGGAACTTGTCATCGCGGCGTGATATGGCTTGCTTCACGAGCGTCACTTCGGATTTTGTGAAGGACTGCATTTCCCCGATTTCCACCACCCAGCTGCCCTGCAGCAGCACATAAAAATCCTTCGTGCTGGGTGGCTCGGACGTTTCGAGATACCAGGGCGCGCCGAATAGCTCGAGGATGGCCGTCGATTTACCAAGGCCCTGCCCGCCTTCCAGCACGAGCATGGTGTCCACCTTGCAGCCAGGCACCAAGATGCGCGCCACGGCCGACACCAGCCAGCCGGTGCCGATGTGCGAGGTGTAGGTATCGCACGCAGCACCAAAGGCTTGCGTCATGAAATCCCACAGCCGATCGGTGCCATCCCATTTTGGCAGGCCATTAAGCCACTCGCGCACCTCGTGGAAATGGTTGTCAGCCGCCACCATGCGCGCCGCCTCGTCAGCAGACTTGGGTTGCTTCAGAGGCAGGCGCCATTCGCGCTGCAACCACACCAGCGTTTTGCTGATATCGGAATCTTCCCAGTCGCCGACCTTGCCGCCCTCATAGGGCGGTGGCCTGCGCTTCACGATGCGCTGTGAAAATTCGTTGTAGGCGAGCACGCCATGCCAGCGCTCATCGTTTGCAAGGATCAAGTAGGCATTGGCATGGTTGCCAATCACCCCGCCGGTATCTGTGCGCAGCAGCTCGTCACGCCAGTTGGATGTCACCTCACCGGCGTAGGCTTCGATAGGAGGCAATTCCCCCCCTACATCCGCTTGCGCATGCTGTGGAGCTGGCTCCGCCGGCGCTGCGCTAGCGGAAAGAAGGGGTAGAAGCTGCTCACGCACAGCATCAAGGCCGTGCGCAACATGCAGATCATTCCAGTCAGTGGAACTCATGCGGCGGCCTGCTCCTCTTCGCGATTCGCGAATACAGGAAACGCCGTTACACCCCCAACAAGCCTCGCGGCGGCAGTGGCTTTACAGCGACCGGTATTGGTGGACTCGCAGCGGTAGGAGCTGCAATGCGGGCAGACGTTGAAGGGTTTATAGGTGCGGGTCTTGGCGCTGATGAAGTGGCCGCAGTCCATACAGCCCCAGCCAGGCTCGCCAACGTCATCATCAGCACAGAAAGCAAATCGGGCATCCGGATAGAGCGCACGCAGAGCCAGTGCGACCGGCTTCAGGTTGCCGGCATCAAACGCCATCACCGTCGGCAGGCCCGTAGCCATGTGCACCGTCGCCGCCGTGGCATAGCCCTCGGCGATCAGAATCTGGTGCGAACCTGACTCCGCTGGCGCGTAAATGCCCAGCATGTGAAAAGCGCCCTTTTTCGGCGTGCCTGTCAGGAATTTTTTGTCACCATCGGGGCCAATGAATTGCAGCCCGACCAGCGCACCCGTGGCCACACAAACCGGCACCACCACCGTGCCCCGCGCAAAACGCACACCAAACGCCATCACCTTTTTGCGCTGTAAATACGGGCTCGCGCCGGAATCTCTCAGATTGGTCCAGGTCTGCCGTGCACGCTCGGCACACTGCCGGCGCATTTCAACATCGGCATCAGCTTGGGCTTGCCGTGCTGCCTGCATTCGGATCTTGTATTCCGCCCTGTCGGCATCACTCCAGTGCTTTGCGTCCCGTTCAATTTTTGCCTTGAAGTCGGTTTTGTAATTGCCGAAGGCGCCGGCAATGATGGTTTCGTCATTGGTGAGGCGAACTTCATACAGCACATACCAGCCTTGCTTTTTCGAGCGCTTGCCACCTTCAACGCGCACATGGGTCAGCTTGCCGAACACCAGATCGCGCTCTATTTCGAGGCCACCATCACGGAGCTGGTTGATAACGGAATCAAGATCACTCATCGGCGTCACCTGCATGCGCGATGAAATCCTTCATGACCATTTTTGCTTCACCGTTGTCTTTCAGGTTGTGCACTGTCAGGGCAGCATGCTCAGTGTCATGCGGTGCAATGATTACGACGAAGCCACGGCGACTACCGACAACCTCCTGCACAAGATTATCGATGTGTTCCGCCACCTCTCCCAGCCGGTCATAGAGTGGGCGCATTTCCGGTGAAATATCGCGAGGCCCGTTGCTCACACGCGACCCCGGATTTCATGTATTTCCTGACAATCCACGCAGCGCGTGCAGTGCGGCACTGCCACACGGCGAGCTTCGGGAATTCCCACAAAGCAATCTTCGCAATACCACAGCGCCGGCTCTTTACCAGGCTTGATGGTCGCGTTGGCAATGGCCTCAGAACGCAAACGCTCTTCGTGCTCCTGTGCCTGATCAATGATGTCCATTGCCAGCACCTCCCGCGCGCTTTGCCACTTCCACCAGCGTGCCCGCTGCCGTCATCAGCTCCTGCAGCGCGTTGTCGAGCATGGCAACCTCGTCGGCGTTGACATTGCCATCAGTCAGCGACTCTTGAATGCTGGCCATCAGCTCGCCGCACTCCTTGGCCAGTTCAGCACCTTGCGCGAAAAGCGCTTCGCCGCCGACCTCAACATTCGGCATCAGGAAAAAGCCGGCATTGAACCAGGAACACACGGTGCGCAGGATGCGGCGATCCTGTGTGATGGCACAGATCACGCGGAAATCCTTGATGTTCACGATATGCGACGACACATTGGGGTTGAGCTTGTTTTGCAAGGTGGCAGCGGAGAGCGTGCCATCCACCGCCGCGATGGCAGCGATACCACCAGGATAATCATGAGCCGCGTGGTACAGCGCCCAGTCAATGGGCAGCAGGCATTGATCAGCGCGTTCGCGGCTGCTCATTTTTTTTATACTCATGCCACGTACTCCAGAATGGCGCCGGCCAGCCGATGGTAGGCTTGCAATTCCCCAATCACAGACCCACCACCGGAGACCGACATGAACGATGCCGCATTGATTGCGCTGGGGCGCATAGCAGCCATAGAGAGAGCCGTTGCCGCCCTCATTTCCACACACCCCGCCCCTGAAACGCTTTCCGCGTTCTGGACAGAAGTCTCACCAGCGTGGCGCGAAACCCTGCAAAAAGAGCACAGCGAAACCCCGCTGTTTCTTCAGGCTGCTGCGGAATCACTCGACCGCTTTGAGCGCACTGTGCTGCGCGTTGCCGGAGCCAGCGCTCAATCGGCTGCTCCCAGTCATCGGCAATAAATTGCTTACCATGGGCAGCCGCACAGTGGCGATATGGCGCGGGTAAATTTCGGGTTTTGCAGGATTTTTCATTGCTTGGTTGCATGTAGAACTCCCTTGCCAACTCACCGTATCAGCCTTCTGTGGGCGCACTTACGATGGAGGCATCAGTTAAGCGAAGGACAACGCCATGAAGCAGGCGCAAAAAACCATCCGGCAGCACATGGCTGCCGACTCAGCGAAAGGGTATAGACGCACCAAAGATCAGGCCGCCTCTGCCCCCTCTTCCGGTGGGTCAAACAAATCGGCCCGCAGCTCATGCGGTTGCAGCGGGGTCACTTTCACGAGCCTCAACACCCAGTCGGCCGTAATCGGCCGATCTCCAGAGCCCAGTCGGCATAAATAGGTCGGGTCTGTCTTGAGGTCGGTGGCGAGCCTGGACACGCCGCCATGAGGCAGGGTGTCCAGGTAAGTCCGGAGGCGGTCAGCAGCATGCTGCTGCGCCGGAGTCAGAGGCTTGCGTGTTTTCATGGCCGTATATTTACCAAGAGGTAAACCATGATTGCAAGCAATATTTACCTTAAGGAAATTTCCCTACAGGTAAAAGATTGGTCAAATAACGACATGGAACTCTCAGAAATACGCCGGCGCCGACTGGCTCAGATCATTGATACCCGGTTCAAGGGCATCGCCTCCGACCTTGCAGCGGCGATTGGCCGTGACTCGTCCTATGTCTCTCGGATATTCACGGAAAAGCTCGAGCACCGCAGAAACCTTGGTGAAGGCCTCGCTCGAGACATTGAGGCGCTGCTAGGGCTTGCGGAACACAGCCTGGACGATGCATCTCTTCTTGATGAAGCACACGGGGGCAGTACGCCGGGCATCGCCTACGACAATATTGCCCCGATAAGACCAATTTCCAAGCAAGCCATGGTGCCTGTGATTTCTTGGGTCACTGCCGGCAGTTGGTGCGAGGCCGTAGATAACTTTTCTGTGGGCGATGCCGAAATGTGGCTGCCCTGCCCCATTCCCTGCAGTGCACGCACCTATGCGCTGCGTGTGGTGGGCGATTCGATGACCAGCCCCTATCCGAATGAAAAATCCTATCCGGAAGGCGTCATCATCTTTGTGGACCCGGACAAGAACTACGAAAACGGATCGCGTGTGATCGCCAAGGTGCCAGAAACCAATGAAGTCACCTTCAAAAAGCTGGTGATGGATTCGGGCCGCATGTACCTGAAACCGCTGAATCCCGCTTATCCCACGATGGATATCACCCGCGAGCTGCATGTGTGCGGCGTAGTGATTGCCAGCTTCAGCATTGAATGACTCCAAAAAGAAGACTCACTAATCACGAGCAAAAGCAGATATGGCATACATAATCTTAGTGGTGATTTTATATTTTATATGGCGGCACTATTCAAAAAAAACGCTCACCAAGGCCTCTCATAGCGAGCACGCCGAAGGCAATTTTTGGGAAGTTCAAAACCCATTTTCCGTCGAAGCCAGCCTTGATCTGACCTATAAAGACATAGAGGGGAAAAAGACCCATCGAGTGGTAGATGTTTGGCGATGTGACAATCAGCCCGCCGGCCTCCTCGTAGGCCACTGCAATCTCCGCAAAGAAACCAGAACCTTTAGACTAGACCGTATTACCCAGGCCATTGATACCGAAACCGGTGAAGTCGTTGCCGATGTACGGGCGTTTCTATGGGAGCGATATCAGAAATCGCCAGGCTTCGCCGCCCAAAAGCTACTCGAAGAGGAATACGACACGCTGCGCATCTTGTTATACGTAGGAAAGGCAGATGGCCAGCTTCGCGAAAATGAAAAGATCATCATCCGAACCACATGCAAAGCAATATCCTCGGCATCAACAATCACCGATCAAGCGATTGATGACATCTTCCGGCAATTGGCCGTTCCGTCAGTACACGCATTCAAACTGGCAGTGGGCAGACAAGCCGACAAACCCGAAAGCGCCCGCCGTACATTGATTGAGGCAGCTGAGAAGATGGTTGCTACGCAAAAAACCGTTCATCCAGCCGAGAAGGAAGCTCTTGAGTACATGAACAAGAAACTACTCCCCACCTGAGTCGACTCTGCCATACATCAAGCCCGCCTCGCGCGGGCTTTTTTGCGCACACCCATCCCGCCCACCAGAAATATTTACCAGAAAGTTTACCAATAGGTATTGACATTATGTTTACCTCTTGGTAAATATTGGCCCGTGATGTTTACCAAGGGGGCCAACATGAAGGGCAAAATCCTGATCCACCCGGCAGTCGCCGCCGACTACAAGGCCGCCCAAGCCTTGGCCGAGCGCCATGACATGCAGGTCACGCTGGCTGGCCAGCTGGCCATGCTGGAACCGGTGACCACACCCGTGGCCACCACCCACATCCCGGCACCCAGCAGCTGGGGCCGCCGCGCTCACCACACCACCCGCACCACAACGGGCGGTGACGCAGCATGATCGAACAGGCCCTTGCCATCTGGGTGCGCGCCTATGACCTGCCGCACACCACTATCAGCCAGACACTGGCCCCCTTCTATGACCTTGACGTGCGCGAGTGCAACGGCAATTTCCAACACCTGCTAGTGCAAAAAATTATCGATGCGGGAAAGCCGATCGATGATTTGACCGTGGGCGAGTTGCGAGCACTGGTAGAGACCGCCCGCGCGGAATTCAACGTGCTGTGGAACTACTGGCACCCCGAGTACGCAAAAGCCGCAGGAGCCTCGAAATGAAGCCCCTCCTGATCGGTCTTGCCGGCCGGATGGAAAGCGGCAAATCCACAGCAGCCAGCCACCTGCGCACGGAGCACGGCTTCATTGAGTACAGCTTCGCGGATCCGCTGAAGGACATGGTGTGCACCCTACTGGGCATCACTCGCGAAAAACTGGAAGAAATGAAGCGCAGCGAGTTGCCCGTGCTGCCAGCTCGCGCCGACAAAAACTTCCCCGTCATGCGCACCATGCTGCAAACGCTTGGCACGGAATGGGGGCGCGAGCAAATCCATCCGGAGCTGTGGCTGGCCATTGCAGAGCAGCGCATAGCTGCCGCCACCGAGTGGAGTGAAAACACCGCCGGCATCGTGATCAGCGATGTGCGCTTTGCTAACGAAGCCGACCTTATCCGCAGCAAAGGCGGCACGGTAATTCACATCCTCCGCAAAGATGCAGCCGCCCGCAGCAGCCACAGCAGCGAGAAAGACCTCCCGATTTATATCAACAGCGATCTGGTGCTGAAAAACGACCACACGCAACAGCACCTCTTTGATCAGCTCGATTTCTTCGTGGGGCGTCTGCGCGAAATCGCCACCAACAACCAGAGGGCCAGCTAATGCGGCATATCGAGATTGATATTGAATCAATGGGCACCACGCCCGGCAGCGCCATCCTTGAAATCGGCGCCGTGGAGTTTTTCCCGGAGGCCCCGGCCGGCCAAGGCATTGGCCGCACCTTTTCCGCCCGTATCAGCCTGCAGAGCTGCCTGATACAGCACCTCACGATTGATGACGATACGGTGGCCTGGTGGCGTACCCAAGCGCCGGAAGCCATTGAATCGCTGTGCCGGGGCGAAAGCATTCCGCTGCATGAGGCGCTAGATAGTTTCACGCAGTGGATCGGCCCCGATGCCAGCAAAACACAAATCTGGTGCAAAGGCGGCAGTTTTGATTTTCCCCTTCTCGCTGCCGCGTATCGCGCCTGTGGACAGCAAGTTCCGTGGAAATTCTGGAACGAGAACTGCCATCGCACGCTGCTGAAACTTTGCAAAACCTTACACGGCTACACCCCGCCACCGCACACCGGCACCGCACACAACGCACAGGACGATGCGATCTATCAGGCCTCCATTGCGCTGGAGTGCTTGGCACTACTCAGCCCGCAGGAAGCTGGGAGCAAATGATGCGCGCGAAGCAGCTCAGCCTTCACGAGGCAGCACGCCTGCTGGGTACAACCCGGCCGGCGCTGCTGAAGTCCATGCGCGACGCCGAGTACATGACCGGCACTGATCCCGCGCCCGAGCTCGTGAAGGCCGGCTACTTCGTCACAGAGCCACGCAGCTGGCATCTGGATAACGGCCAAAACCGTCACTACCAAATCACCCTCGTCACGCTGCAGGGATTGGCCTGGCTGGATCAGCGCATCAATGGCACCGGTTTGAAAAAGGCTTCATGAGCAACGAAGCAAATGACGAAGCAAAGCGCATCTGGCAGTTCCCGCGCGAACAGTGGCGGGAAGAAATAAAAAATCTGCCCAAGCAAAAAAAGCTGAACAACGTGATGTGGCCATTGCGGCAGGCAGTGATTAGCCGCTTGCAGATGGCGGAAAAAATGGAGGCCGCGCGATGCCTGCCTGCGGGCTGGCCAGACCGGCAGCAATAACGAGGGGAAGCCATGAACTTATTTAAGGAAGTGACCATCGACACGCCGTGGCTGATCCTCTTGCTGTGGGGCGTTTTCACGCTCGGCTGTTTGGCCGCCTTTGTATGGATATGGCTGAAAACCGGCCGTGAAGACGATGCAGAAATTGCCGCCCTAAAAGCCAGCGTCGACGCCGCTGAAAAAATGCGCCGAGATTTCGAGACGCACGACCTCATGCAGCAGGTTGAGATTGCGCGCCTCAAAAAAGTGCTGGCCGGCGGACGCTCCGCCACATCCTAAAACCACCACCGAGGAGTAAATCATGTCGCAGAAAAGACCCGATCTTTTCACGCATGTGCTCAACCAGCTGCGCTATGGCGCTGCTCAGGAAGACCTTTCCGAGCAGCTGGCGCACTGCGTTGATCGCGCGCGTGAAACCGGCAAGGCCGCCGAGATCACCCTGAAAATTAAGATCAAGCCGCAGGGCCAGAGCGGGCAGTACATCCTGCTCGACGAGATCAAGGTGAAGGCGCCAGAGCCGGTCAAGGAACAGACCATCATGTTCGGCACGCCCGAAGGCAACCTCACCCGCGAAGACCCACGCCAGCAGAAATTGCCGCTGCGCGATGTTTCCGCTGCCGCCGGTGGCGGTGATCTCAAGAGCGCAGAAAAGCCCGCTAGCGAGCTGCGCGATCCTTCCACTGCTGCATCTGCCTGAGAGCCACCACAATCATGAGCCAGGTACCAACAACCCCGGCCGGCTATTTCGCCGCCGCCCTTGCCGCCGGCAAGAAAATGGCAGAGCCCGCACTGCTTGTAATCAACGGCACGCAAGTGCTTTTGCATGACGAGCGCCTGAAGCTGACCGCCTTCGAGGATCAGCGCGAACGTCCGCACCGTATCAAGAAAACGGTGGAGACTACGGACGCGCAATCCTTCATCGACTACTTCAACCGGTTCGCGGATGACAACAGCACCATCTTTGTCGACGTCGAAAACCGTTCTTTCCTTGGCGTGCTCGATTACCACGAGGGCAGTGCAGATAGCGAGGCCGCTAATACCCCACGCCATGGCAGCCATCTGGTCAGCTACAAATGCCCGCTCACACCCGAGGCAAAGAAGTGGCTCGACAACAATGCTGCCAAGAAAAATCAGACCGAGTTTGCCGAATTCACTGAAGAAGGCGCGCCGGAAATCGTCGAGCCTAGCGCGGCGGAAATGCTGGAAATCGCACTAACCATGCAGGCAAAAACCGGCGTTGACTTCAGCTCCGGCATTCGCCTCGACAACGGCCAGGTGCAGCTCACCTACCGCGAAGACATCCAGGGCACAGCCGGCACCACCGGGCAGATGAAAATCCCCTCGAAAATCGCGCTGGGTATCCAGCTCTTTCAGGGCGGCGACCGCTACAGGGTCGAGGCGAACTTCCGCTACCGACTCAGCGCGGGCCGCATGACGCTCTGGTACGACCTTATCCGTCCGCACATCGCGCTGGCGGATGCCGTGAAGCAGATACAGGAAAAGATCAAGGCCGGCATGAGCAAGGGCCAGCTGATCGAAGCCAAGCACGGTTAATCACTGCCACAAAAAAGCCCGGCTCCGGCCGGGCCTTTTTCGAGACCATCGCAATGAATAAAAACTACGAAGATGCCACGGCGCTGGCAGAGCAGGAAAAGTGGCTGCACATCCGCCCCGACATCCTTGCCCGCTCCGGTCACTACTTCAACTTTTTGGAGCCGGAAACCTGCGTGATCGAAATCACCGATATCGCGCACGCGCTGTCGCATATCTGCCGCTTTGCCGGCCATACCCGTGAATTTTATTCGGTGGCACAGCACAGCATGCTGGCCAGCACCATTGTGCCTCCGGAGGACGCCTACGAGGCGCTGCTGCACGATGCCGCCGAGGCATACGTGGGCGACATCCCCAAGCCGCTGAAAGAGCTATTGCCCGATTTCAAGGTGATAGAGGCCCGCGTAGAGGCTGCCGTGTTCGCAGCGCTGGGCCTGCCTGAAAAACTGTCGGCCACCATCAAGAAAGCCGACCGCATCATGCTGACTACCGAGCAGCGCGATCTGATGCCAGCCCATAACGATGTGTGGTCGCTCACCTGCGGCATCACACCACTCGAGCGCACCATCCGTCCCTGGTCGCCGGAGCAGGCCTACAACGCCTTTCTCACCCGCTTTAACCAGCTGGCGCCGGCGCATATGCGTTTCGAGTTTTCGCGCAAGAGGCTGCCAGC